AATATCAACAGTTGTTTCTTCACTATAAACTGCACCTTTAAATAAAAACTTGGAAGGCGTTTCAGCTGTACCGATTGTCACTGTTGAACCTGTCACACTTACAAGGCCAAGAAAAGTTGTTGCACTTGTAGGTAAAGCATTTTGTTTACCAGATCAAGTTGATCGTAATGAGGTTATATCCGCTAAATCTTTAATGTCAAAATCGTTAGCATCTTGATCTCCGGTGTTAATGCCAGATAAATTTGATAGCTTTGTTTTTTCTGCATCGGTAACATAATTATCGTCTGTAGATTTAAGTGGCTCATAAACGGTAGCATGGTCGTGTTCAGAGAAATTTTCTAATGTCTCCGCAGTGTCATTGGCAAATTCAACCAATTCGTTAATCTTTGAATTAACGGTGTTAAATTCTGTAGCGGAAAGTTGACTTCCAGTTTGTTTGGTTTCTATATTTGTTTGATCCATTGTTAGCTTAAAGTAAAAGGAAATATGTGTGGAAAGTTTGAAACATCAGAAACTATCGTAACAGTGACAGTACTAGTTGTCGTAGGTGGTGAATCAGGCCATTCATCAGGTTTGATGCGAACTGTTTTATAAAAATACACTCGCATGTAATTGCGAGTTCTTAATTCCTCGTATATGAAGCTTAGAAAGTCCTCGTCAGTACTAAACTCGCCAATCAGCGTTGTGGGTGTTCAAGAACTCGGAATTGCGATACTGAAGATGTATAAAGTATCGCGCTTTGTTACTGTCAGCGGATTAATATAGACGGCCTGGTACGTCGTCCTTATATAATCATGAATCGCCTGGGCTAATTCTACTTCGGTCATATAATTCTTTTGAATTTTTTGGTATAGGTCCGTAATGTTTGTATCCGTTTGCATCTGTAAACCACCCAATGTCACTAAACTTTTGACCCTGAGCTTCACGTGGCTCAGGTTTCTTTAACGACAATTCTTCATCTCCCAACTCTGCCATTCCCAACGCAGCGACAATGTCAAACTCCTTCTTGCGTTCGTCAGAATAGCTCAAAAGTTGAGTTAGCATTTCTCTAAACGCAATCGTGTGTGAATAGTCCAAACACATGCTGTAAATTAAATTGCGGTAATGGTCGATTGTTTTAGTTGTTGCAGGTGCTCCGTACATATTCGAGTTTCCTTTTGAAACGTCTGGCATTGTTGCCCGAGGACGTTTCATTAAAAGATTTAGGAACTTGTGATCACGAAAATATGTTAATATTGTTGTTCGAGTAGCCTCTAAAACCGCTTGAGCAAAGTAATAAACTAGCAACTTTGCAGCAGTATCATATGCTTCGCGAATATCGAGAGGGCGATCTTTGTACATAGCAACATACAATGGTTCCGATTGTCCAAAGACTCTTTTTTTAATTACGATGCAGAAATCCGAAAGTTTGTTTTCATTAGTTGATGCCGTATCACTTTTTCCAATATCAATGGAGTCGATGCCGCCAACATATAAATGTTTAAAAGGTTGACCATCTTCTGAAAGAAGTGGGTGTTCTAAAATTTGAACTTTCCCATTCTTATCTGGGCGTCAATTAACTTTACCTGTGCGAGTGTCAGTTTTAGGATCTACGTCTCAAACAAGGTTTCCGCGTTGTGGTTCCGGAACTGTTTTATAAATTTCTACAGCTGCAAGTTGTTCAGCAAGTTGTTCCCGAGGGAAAAAATTGTCACCTTCTTGGCTAAAAGCTTCTTCAATCGTAAAACAATACTCCGCGCAGTACATCAACAATCCATTTGGATCGGAAGCAAATCCTAACCGTCTCTCTTCAAAAACTTTTTTACCCTCTTCAATAGAGGAATATCCGCGAGAGTCTACAAGTTGGGGTACATTCCGAAATGCTGGTATAAAATAACCAGTTGTAATATAACGATTGTCAGGCGTGTAATTGTGGCGAAACTTTAAAATATTATAAGCGTCTGGATTTAAAATAATGTCTTTCAATCCTTGCACTGCTTTATTATCACCACCTGTTCCCCACACAATACGGGTTCCAATGCGGTCACCGCCTAAAACTTCTATAAGGGCTAGTCCCTGAATATATTTAGCCTTTAGTACTGGGTCAGAGCCAGCTTCTTCATAAAGGATACGTTCAGTTCTGTCACCCCTAATCTTCTCTGCGGAATCTGCAACAACTCCCTCAATTTCTGCCATATGACCAAACTCAGTTCCGTCTTTTTTCTTTTTAGACGCACGTTTGTGTAAGTCGGTATTTTTAACCATTCGTACACGTTTGAAAGCACCTTCTGTTTCTTCATTTAACCAATCTAATTGTGGTCAAATTTTTGCTAACAAAGGTTTCAAGTGTTTCTCACTTGGAGCAGAGGCTAAAACTCGGTAATTAGGCGTAGTCACAAAAGGTCTTACAGCTAGCTCAGCCCCCATTTCAGAAAATCCAATACCTCTAGCTTTAACTAGGGCAACATCTTTACCAAGAAGTTCACACATTTCAACGTAGTGAAAGTATTCGTATTGAAACACGAGGAACATTGGAAAAGCGAGCTTTCGTCCCGAAGAAGCTTTTTGCCCTTTAACGGACGACTTTAATCGGAAAAAATTTAACCAAAAATAGTTATCACCGGTTACACGATAACCGTGTGATTCATAACCATTGATGGCACGATTAAATCGTTCATTCCAAAAGTCTTGATACTGTTTTGTGCCATAAATTGCGCTACTATATTTTCCTGTTCGTAATTTTCTCTCGCCGTCTTCAGTAAACCATGCCGGATCGAAATCCAATCCTTCGGTAGCATTAATAGGCCGATATTTAGTAATGTAATAAGATTTGGCATTATCAAAATAATCAATCTTATCGTTTGGCCCAAAGTCTCACTTAATTCCATCAATAATTTCCATTAATCAAAATACCCAGGTTCCGTATTTCCACGCAGTCCACTTTCTTGATCAAGGTCTTTTTTGACCTGTAATTCAAGTTGTTTTATACCCACAATCACATCCTTACTACCTTTAATTTCAGCAATAAGGTCTTTAGTTTTATAGATCGGCTTGCCGTCTGCTGGATTACGTTCATTAACATCTACGTGTTCTAAATAGTAAATTAAAGTCTCAACCGATTTCATTGCAGACTTTAACAGTCGAATTGATATGGATGAATTTTGTAACTCTTCATATTTGTTGCATGCTGTTCGGAACAGAGGGTCTTCAAACTCCTCTAGAGTTAGTTCAGAATCGGCAAATGCTGCTGCGTGTCGCTCCTGTTCTGGAAGTTGAAAGTATGGACTTTCCCAATCAAAAAATAAGTAGATGTATGCAAATTCTTTAAAAGCTCTCGTTCGTTCTTTACCAGTCTTATCCGAGGTTGTTTTATTTCGCTTTAATTCCATTAGCGCTTTAAACTCCGAAATCAGTAAAATCGGTTCGCTGTTTAAAGTTAGCCCCTTCTCATTGTCATATAAAAAAAACTTCATACTACTTTATCTTTCCGCCTTTACAGTTGCAGGAACATCCTTCAACAATTTTGCCACCTTCTTTTTTAAGAACAATGTCACATCCACAGGCACATTTCTTTTTGCCGCCTTTTTTGTATTTTGAAAGTTCTTTTAACTTAGCTCCTTTAGCTGCCATTTGAGTCGTTTGACCAGACTCGGCTCCTTGCATTTGTTCTGCAAAACTTTGAGCCAATTGTAACCATTCGTCATCAGACAACTTACTGGCAGCAGCCTTTGCTTCGTCAGTAAATGATCCATATTTTTGAGAAAAGAACAAGTAAGCAAAGTATGGAAATAATTGTGCTTTTTGTTCTTGTGTTAACTTTTGCTGTGATTTATTCATAATTTACAGATATAAGGTCTTTAGTATTGAAAATTGCTTCTTGTAACTCACCAGACGTTGTGAATCATCGACATAAAATGCCCTGAAAATAATCTCCTTTAATTGTTTCCGTTTTGATTGTTCTCACAACTTTCCGAATAACCACCATTTCAGGTTTATGCGGAATTGCCTGGCGGATAGTTACAATATCGCCAGGCAAAAAATATTTTTTTGAATTTTGTTCCATTTATTCCATCCTAAAACGTTCTGTAAGATTTTCATTTAAAGCACAAAGTGCTTGTGCTTCGTGGATTAGTAAATACCCCAAACTCATCATAGGTACAGGTAACGCACTGCGAGTGTCATAAAAAATGTCATCTCCTTGCTTAAGATACTTACATTCTGGACCAGTTTCGATAACTTTAGCGCAGCCAATTAGTTCTTTCATTGTGTCCATTTCACCAGTATCAGGATTCTTAAAAGATCCATTATACTCGACAATCAAACCACTTTCGTTAACAATTTTTTTATATGGATTCCTTGGATATGGTAGGATAAGCACTTTGTTATATAACGGAATCATTTCTAGTGTTGCAAGTTTTGCTTCAAGTTCCGCTTGTTTTTGCTTTTCAGCTTCTAAGAATAATTGATTTGCTTTCTCAATATCTTTTTCAAGGTGCATCTTTTGAAATTCGTATTCTAATTCATTTTCTGGAGTTAAGATTTTAGTGCCTTTATTAAAGGTATGTTCATCCCCACTCATGTAAAACTTTCCA